CAACTCATTTATATAGCGCAATGACCACTGCGCAGCAGTATTATCTCGCATTAAGGTAACTTCGATTATTACGATACTGTCGGTTGAGGTTGCCGACTCCTATATTGGATAGCTGACAACATATCACCTATTGCCGAGCTTTCATGGTATATTTAATGTCCCCCACTAGGGAAAGAGGTGCTATCCGTTGTCCCCTTATATACAATCCACATTATAGTGGGTGTATTGTTTTATCCATTCTCAGATTGACCCCTACTACGATCTCCGCTATCAGATAAATCTCCCTCATCTACTTGAGGTCTTCCTTGCCCCACCTCAGATGTATAACCATCTTCAGTTCCACTCTGAGTATACGAAGAGTTTAATGGAATTAATTTTTCACTAAGGTTAAGAACTTCTTCTTCAATATAATTCATAGCCAACGTATCTTTCTCATTAAATCCATTAAGCGTATTAATAGCCAACTTAGTAGGAAGACCATATTGTCCAGAAGAAAGAAGTTGATCTCTATAATCTGCTTTCGTATAAACAGATATAGGCATAAACCTTACCTTACAATCATCCGCATTCTCATAACTCAACATTCTCATTACCCAAGATTGAATCTGTGGGAGAAGAGAAGAAATAGCAAATTCTGTATTAGCAATACTTGCCATCTTAAATGCATAAGTATTATTAATAGTTGCACCATTTAATACTTCAGCACCACCAGCAGTATTAAGAACTTGCTCAGTTGCCTTAGCTACCTTAGTTGTATCAGAAGCTTTATCATCATCGAAATCTATTTCGTGAATCTGTCCTGGAATAATCGCCGTAGCTATATACTCTGGAACATTCTCTGTGAATCTATCAAAATATGGAATAGCAAGTTTAGGATCAATCTTCCAATCATCTACCGACTTACTTCCTGCGATGGTTTCTAATTCATACCAAAGCATCTTATAAACACTTGCCTCATCGCCAGCTGCTTGTATATCCTCAAGGTCGGATAAATTAATTATAGAATTAAATATTCCAGTAAATGGCGGAACAATTAATTCATAATCTTCAGACCTAAACTTCATACATACTTGCATTTCTGGTGGTATAACTTGCCATCTCTCATTTGTTTTTTCATAATTATCCCATATCTTTTGAAATACATCTGGTAAATACTCCAAAAGTTCTTGTCTATTTCTAAGCCAACTTGCATCAAATACATAAGAAAAATCTCCAGTCATAAATTTACCAGATATCTTACAATAATCTGCTGGCAGTTGCATATGAAACACACCAGTTTCATCATGTAAATAAATACCATAGTATATATCTTGAACAAAGCAAGTAAATATAATTGGATAAAATTCTTGTTGTAGTCTCATTAACGAAACCGCATCAAGAGTATTTTGATAAGCTTTTAAAATCTTATCAGGGTTATTCTCTTTTACTAAATCATATTTTGGAATTATACTTCTGCAATCAAGACAAAACATCTGAGAGAAGAAACACATAATTCTATAATATATATGAGAACGATATAACAAATACCAAGACAATGCTCTTAGATTCTTTTCATTAGAACCAATATTTTGTAAATACGTTCTTAGTTTTTCTTTACTGAAAGTTGTTATAGTTTTTCTATATGTCTTACCAGCATCTCTTAATTTTTTTAAAAGTTTATCTGTATTCTCTTCATTGGCAAAAGAATCTAATAACTGCAATCTGTCTTTATTATTAGCATACCATTCTTTTATCTCAGCCACTGTTGGTTGAGTAGGTGCTTTACTCGACACCTTGCTTGATTTTGTCTGTGCCATTTAGCACCTCCTTTATCTGCCCACTATTTTTGCTGGGCGTATTGTTAATTTATCTAATAAATAATTAGAGTTTGTTTTTGGCTTTTTCAGAAGTAATTTTCTTCTTTCTTCCATTAATGCATGTCCTAAAAGAGCGGCTGTATAAGCACGGTCATCGTGCATCTTATTTGCTTTTTCAGGAGTAAGTTCAAATGAATCTTTGCCAGATTCTCGTTTCTTTCTCACCATGTTCACGAGTTCTTCTTTCAGTGCATCAATGTTAGCCAATGCTATTTTATCTTTCCAATCTAATTTAATAGTTTTAGTATTAACAGATTGAACCTTATTTAATTCTTCTTGTAATTTTATTTCAAATTCTTTTTCGTTTAATTTTTGCTTTTTTAGTTGTTCAATAATTTTTTCTTTTTCTTTCTTTAATTTATCTTGGTCAACATCAAAAACAGTAAGATAGTCTTTATTATCATATGTACTTGTAAAACTAATTTTATCTTGTGTTAACATTTCAATTAGTGATTCATACATCATAGATTTAAATTTAGCTGGTTCAATTAAATGAATTTTATCTACAGCATTTGGAAACTTATTAACATAATCCGAAGAATATTCTTTATCAATTAATCCTCTATGAATAATTCCATCGGATGTTTCCCAATCTTCCATAAGATAATCGGCGATATTAACACCAGCTCCACCAGTACCAGCATCAATCCATATTCCAACAATGTTTTCATATGCATCTGCACCAGCATTATAATCAAGTATCATTTGTTTCAAATATTTAACCTGATCAGGTGTTTGCATAGGAGATTTTATTTTTTTACCAACATCAAGTAAATTTACTCCGTTTACTATCTTTGCACGTTTATCAATGCTACCATCTACTTGAACAAAATCATAAAACTCCGCCACAAGAATAAATGAATTATCCACCTTTCGTGCAGGGTCATAGAAAAATCCATATTTTTTATTTCCCGTTTCGTTACAATGTACTGGCTTTCTAACTTCTTCGTTACGAGTAATTACTCCTCGTTTAACAATTGCATCAGTACCAGCCTCAGTGGTAAATTGACAATAATATTCTCTTCTTGCTTTTTCGGGATTTGTTCTCATCTCTGATTCAACAGTAGAACGAGTTAGGAGAGGAGTGATAACTTTTCCGTGTAATGTTGGTTTAAATGCTACTTCACAATCAATATGTAATACACAATAATCAGGGTCTCCCATTATCTGACGTTTTGCCCAATCTCTATATAAAGAATAAAACTTCGTATCTGTAGAAGATGCAGAACTTATTAAAAATCTTTGGTTAGGAATGTTAGTTGCAAATGTTCTTTGACGTATTGGATCAATAGATTTTCCGCTCGCATCTTTACCAGTCTTAAAACTTTTATTTACGATGGCAAAAGCAGAATATACGTTAATCATTTCTTCTGAAAGAAACGCCGACTCATCAAAAATAACTGATCCACGTTCACCTCTTTTAGCATCAATATTACTATTGAGGGTTTTTGTAGTTGAACCATTATATGTACTATATGTAAAACCATTTGGATTATGACTAAACCCATCACCGCTTGCACTTGGAATAACTATTTCATCTTTAAATAACTTTCCAGTTGAACCTTGAAATTCATCTATATTATCATTAGCAAGTTTCTCTAGGGTCATAAAAGTTTGTTGCGCTTGATCTCCAGAACCACTAGCTATATAACACCAATAATTACAGAACAAACTATCTTTTGCCATTAAAGTAACATCAATAGTTGTTGATTTTCCGTAACCTCGAGTCGCAACAACTAGAACATTTGGAGTGTTCCAAGCTCTTTGAATTATTAAGGCTTGTCCATCTAACATTTCCATATTATACATAAGATCAATCCATTTTATAGGATTGCACTGATAATATTTCTGCATTTTAGATATTTCTAACAAAGCCTCTATTTTTCTTGTAGACATTGGATAATCTATTGGTTTCACAAATATACCATAGTCTTTATAAAAATCCTTATCATATGGTAAATTCATATCATTCGGAAGAAGTATCTTGCTCATCGACATCTTCCTCCTCTATATTGCCAAACACCGAATATAAATCTTCTAATTTTACATATTCAATATCTGGATTAATTTCTTTTTCTTCAAAATAATCTTTCAAATCAAGATTCTCTTGAAGTAATATTCTATTGATTTCTTTATATTGATCCCGTTCTCTACGTAACTCTTGATTAGTTTCACGCATTGTTGCGACCATATCAGACCATTCAGATTCATCTAATGCTAATTGTTTCATAATCGAAGCATCGCTCATCTCTTGAACTTGCCGCATACCACGACAAGTTGCGATATCAAAACCGTTAACCTCTGCACCTCTTAGATTTAAATCTTTAATCTTCTTTAACTTACCAGTCCATGTGTTTTCTCCCTTAATTGAATTTTTACTATTTTTAAGAGATATACAACTTTGTTCTGCAAGCTTTGTAACATTCATAGTTATATTTTTCTTCATTTCCTGAAGTGCTTTGACGGTAGATATGTTTTTTTCTGCATTGCGAGGGTCTTGAACTAAATCGGCAATCATATCATCTATTTGATTTATTTGTAAGAATCCTCTTACAATACTAATAATAGATGAAGTCCTCATCATATCATCATTTCCGTTTTCATCTGAATCTAAGAAACCAATAAGTTGAGAATATAAAAACGGCTGATCGGCTAACTTTTCTTTTTCAAAAGGTAGATAGCCTAACAACCGCAATGTATCATTTTTATTTTTTTCAAATTGTTCAAGTATTTCTTGATCTTTTGGTAATGCGTCTTCTGCTAAATCACCAATACTCAACATTCCACCAGTGTAATTATCAGATTGTCTATAAGTATAAGTATAATAATTTACCATAGCTATATTTTTAATGTAGCTTGCCCAAACATTATTTTTTGTCTTGCTATTAACGGAGTTAGCCGCCTCAAGTAATGATGCATCCCATACTGAATCAAGCATAGGCTTATCAAGAAAATAACACGCATCATCAACAGTTTTTTTAGTAGGCTGTTGTTTTTCTCCATTGATTGTTGGCATAGCTATATCGGCTGCACACTGTTTACAACCATCTGTAATTCCACTTGCACAATTTGGAGCAGTAGAAGAGTAAAACTCGGTTTTTCTTTTTACTTTTCCACAATGTTGACAAGTATAATATTTTGAACCAACACCAAGAATTTCTAAACATTGAAGTTGATCCTTGTCTTCTAATTTTTCATACAGCTTTTGTATTTTTTCTATTTGTTCTTTTATATCTTTTAAAGCGGTGAGTTTGCCGTTACTTACCGTCATAGGTCGCTCACCAACTTTTTTCATACTTTTAGTAGCCACAAAATTCACCTACTTCCTTTTATTCAAAATTATTTTGCCTTTCGCATTAAGACTTTCGAGACATATCTCTACTAATCACATATCCGCAAATATTTGTCTTTCACTGCCTATTCGAAAAATAGCAGAGGGCATATTGCTACGCTGCGGAGTTGAACCGCATTAACCAAGTTTATGAGACTCGGCTAGATATCCGACCTACCGCCAGCTATAATATAGAACACATCGGCTCATTACCCCTGTACACTGGGAACACAACCGACCACTTACGGAAATACGGGTATTATCCTTTTCGCAGGCTCTCGTTCTATTTGCGTATGCATGATTTAATGTGTTTGCCTATTGTAGTCGTCAGATTTGCACTGAACCTTTGCATTATAATTGCAATGTGCTACTAAGCCGCCTTATATTGGGCGACATTTACACCACGACACAAAAATAGCGTGGGATTATCTAGTACTCCCACGCCATGTATACTAACTAGAATCCGCCCCTACGTTCCATAGTAGGCAGCTATTGTCATAAGATTATTGCCTGCAATGAGGCGTTGTTATAACCTATAGGGTATACTTTATAGGAGCGACCCATAATTTATGCCCTAAAGGGTTTATTATTCAATTAATGAACCGTCAGACCTAAAGTTATATGTTTTAAATCCGATTCTTACTTTGCCAGTTACCATATATCCGTTGCTGTCAAAATAATACCACTTATTATCAATCTTGCACCATTCAGATTTTGGATACCAATCAGTTGTGATTCCTTCTATCCACCAACCCTTATTATTAGAACGCCATCTATATGATTTCTTATTCCAATCACCATTTTTGGTAACGTAATATAATAAACCATTAGTACCATAATTATCTGACTTTATGTATTCATCTGATGCCATATAACCATCAGCTTTAAAATAATAATCTTTTCCATTTATTGTTTTCCAACAATTAGTTGGATAAGTTCCGTTACTATATACGTACCACCAACCTTTAGAATCTTTATTCCATCCAGTTGTTGTGGCACTAGTAAGTTTCTTATTAACCTCTGCGGCAATCTGTCCCATTCTGCTATAAAGATAATCTCCTGGGCAAGCTTTACTTTTATAATCACGATGCACGGTCATATTGCATCCGTTCTTATGATTAACTCTGTCAGATTTATTATTTGACCATACCAATCTACTTATATTGTTTCTCTTGCAACAATCAACCAATAATTCTATAAGAGAATTATATACTTTATCATTTACAGCATATGGGTCTTTACTGTTTGAT